CATGAACTGGGTTAAAACCCCCCTAGTTCCCCACCCTATCACAGGGTTAGCCCTGGTGATCTGGGCCTTCTCGAGGCCCGGGTTACATCCCATCCTCAAAGGTCTTCGCGACTATGCCCTCCCGGCCCGTTGCGTAGATCCTAGTCCGGCCCGCCGCCGGATTTCCAGCCCCTCCGCCCCCGAGGTGGAGATCGCAATCCTCAACCCTCGCCTGTATCAAAGCGACTGGAGAATCCTGCTGGGCACGATTCTTCTCATCGCCGCGTGCATTCTCACCTCTGACTCTCATCCTTACCTCTACCCTTTCGCCGTTCAATGTGTAGTCTTCTATGACTATTACCAGCGGTTGGTCAAACGATCAACTCGTCGAGCAGCGCTAGAGAAGCGGTACCCCTTTCTTAAATCTTGCGCCCCATCCTCGCCTGACAGCTTCCTTCCCAGCTTCCCGCCTCCTCTGACACCGGGGTTCTGTTGGGTCGGAGCTTTCATCCCTGGAATAGACATCAACAATCCGCCACCGGCTCTTCGAGCCAAGCTACTTCAGTGGTTCGGCCCTGAAAGCCCTTGGAACTACCTGTTCAATGGTTGGATCACCACGAAGGAACTGCTCATCTACATGGACGAGTTCCAGCGGGACAGCATAACCATCGCTCGCATACAGCCCGGCTATTATCACATTCATTCCGGTCCTGGCGGAGTTCCCGTCTCCCGCGCGTATGTGGCCTCTCTCCCACCCGCATGGTTCGGGCTCACGCCCGATTTCTTTTCCGATTCAGCCTTGCGCACCGCTGCATTGGGCATGCACATCGGCGACTATGCGCGCGAACTTGCCACCGCCCGCCACTGTGCTCCCTACGCCGTGGCCGAGAAACAAATGCACCACCTGATCACCGCCGGAATTCAACCGCCTCCTCCTGGTGCCCTACGCCATAAGCATCCCATCCACTACGCGCTGCGCAATCAAAACCGGCAAAAGGCTTCCATGCTTTTGGCAGGCCAACGTTGGTACGGCCT